GGTTGGCTGGCGTTTCGGCCCGCGTGTCGTCGCTGTGGAAGTAGTCGCCGCCGATCAGGAGGACGGCCTGATGCGCCGCTGGCGTCATGGCCAGCACCTTAGCGAAGGCGTGCCGCATGTCCTTAGCAGCGTGCGCCAGATCATAATCCTGCGCTCCCGTCTCGCGCCCCCAAGCCAACATGCCAACGTGGGCGTCCATGAGCGGATAGACGGCGCAGAGATCGGCCATGACGGTTTCAGGGGCCACCACAGGCTCGGCAGGCACCATGCCCTCCAGCGCCTCTCTTATGCGCTCTGCGACGGCCTCTGGCGGCTCGCCATCGGGGCGCAGCATGACGGAATAACCCGGCTCATCGTCTTTGGCAGGAACCTTCACCCATGCCAGCGACGGCACCATGTTAGTCCCGACCGCTGCCATGCTGTCGGCGATGGCTGGGTCTACCCGGTAATCTTCCCGGACATCCGACGTGAACCCGGCGCGGTTTAACATCCTCTGCATGTCGCGCCGATTTATGCCAATCTCACGCGCAGCCTCGGCCACGTTGCCCGTGCGCTTGAACGCCTCAACGGCCTCTTGCTGTCTAGGTGTCATGGCCGCATCCCGCGTCCACGACATCTACCCCAACAACTTGGCAAGGGTCTTCGGACCCGCCACGCCGTCAGGGGTTAGGCCGTTGGCCGCCTGCCACTTCTTCAGCGCAGCCTCCGTGCCGGGGCCAAAGTCGCCGTCAGCAGTGATCCTGAGCGCCACCTGCATCCGCTTTACATCGTGACCCTTGGAGCCAACGCGCAGGACGCCCGTAGAGGCCGCAGGAGCGGCGGCAGGGACAGAGATGTCGATCTTGCCACCCAATGCCGCCATAGCCTTCGCATAGCGCGCCTGACGGTCTGCCAAGCCGATGTCGCCGCCGTTGATGATCTTGGTCAGTCGGATCACGTCGCCCGTGTCGGCAACCTCGTTCAGGTTGCGGCTGCCCCAGAACCACAGTGCGCTCTCAAGCGCGCCCTTCGTGGTCAGGAGATACTCGGCGGCCTGCTCGGCGGTCATGCCCACGGTCTTGCCAAACGCAGCATGGTTCGCTCTCCCGGTGACCTGCTTGAGGCCCTTGCCTCTGAACAACCACCCGTCGCCCTCGTTCACATTGCCAAGAGCGCCCGCCTTGGAGCGGTTCTTGTCCATGTAAACGTAGTTGGCGATCTTCTCAGGCTTGCCAGCGTAATCGGCGGCATTCTCCTTGCCGGGGCCGAAATAGCGCGGAAAGACGCGAAGGAGGGTGGCCTCCTTGTAGTTCAGGTTCTCCTCCAAGACGCGGAAATCCATGCTCTCATGGGCGCACTGGCTGATGAAGCCTGCGATCCGCTTGTCGGTGGTGATGCCGTACTTGGGCAGCATCTCGTTGAGGGCAGCGCACCATTCACCGACCTCTTTGTTGGTCGGGATCATAGCCGCAAGTTGGGCTTCGGTCAGCAGGCTCATTTCTTTTTCACCTTCTTCAGGACAGCACCAAGCACAGCTTCCTTCGCCATGTCCTTGCCCATGCCGCCGAGCAGGTCACCGACGTTGCCAGTGGCGGCCACCTTGATGGCAGTTTCGACCGGGTCGGGCAGGTCTACTTTGTCCAGCACGGCATCGACCATCTTGGCCTTAGCCTTGCGGCCAACGAACATTCCAATCATGCGTCCGATCATTCTCTCGGCTCCTGTGAAGACGGCTCACTGCCAGCTTTGTTGCGGTTGCTTCCTGCCGACAGCACGCCACCCAAGGCACCCACCAGAAACGATGCGATTGGCGTGAGGATGGAAAACAGTGCGCGGTCATTTTCGCTGCTCTCGCCCAGCGGCTGGGTGACGAAGATCAGCGCGTAAAGCGTGAAGAACACGATGCCGCCCAGAGTGCAGGTCAGCGCCACGCCGATGAAGTAGCGCAGCTTGGCTTCCATGAAATCGGGATCATTCTTGCTCATTCCGAAACTCCTGTCAGATCGGACGCACAGTTTCTTGTGCGAAGGCAAAGCGGAGGGTTGCATTCGACGGCGTCGAAAAGTTCGGGCGATTGGCACGGGTAACGATAAAAGCCGTCACCACTCAGCCATAGGATGCCGAAAATGCCAGCAACAAAGGCAAGCCAAGTTAGCTTCTCGCGCATCCTACCACCTCCCCATGTAGCGGCCCCAGACATACAGACCGACGCCAGACAGCGCCACGGTCACTAAGATTATACCAGACCACAGTAAAAATTCCATGATCGACTCGATGATTTCGCGGCGGCGGTAAACCTGTTCTCTTTGCTGCTCCCGAACCCGGCGCTCGATGTTCTGGAAATCAAGCCAAGCATCGTTGCCGTAGGTGTATGAGATTAATTGGCGCAACTCTTTGCGCTGCTGTTCGCACTGCTTCTGGGCGGCGAAGATGTCGATGGCACTCTTCTGGTTGCCACCGCCAAACAGCGTCTGGAACACGCCGGGCGGCTCGTTGGCCTTGTCCGCCGCGTAGGCAATGTCAGAGACGGCCTTGCCCCACTCAGACAGCTGAGATGCCATGTCTTGGATTTCGCGGCCAGCGGCAATGCCCTGCTTCAGCAGGCTGAAAGCCTTGCCACTAACGCTGATGGCCATGCTGATTGAAACTGGGTCAAACATCACAGGCTCCAGAAGGGCGGGCAGAGATCAAGCGGTCGAACCGCCAATGCTATGTCCGCAGTATACCTGCAAATCTTGACAAATACCATGCGCCCGTCGATCCACAGGTGAGTGTACCCCACCCAGATCAACAGCACCTTCACTTTGCTAGGCTTCGCAGCAGCGCGTCGATCTTGTTGTCGAGGTTGTCCAACCGCGCGATGACCCGGTTCATGTCGGTGTGCATGTCGGCCCGCGTAACGTAGTCTTTGGCTACCTCCTCCCGCGTCCTGTTCAGCAGGATTTGAAGCCGCTTCACTTCCTCGACGTGGTTCTTCAGCACCCAGCCGATCAGGCCGAGTGCTGCGCTAAGACCAAGGCTCCAGAGCATCTCGGGGGTCATATCAGCAAGCCATCAACACGCACGGGACAGCGTAGGAGCCATCCGCGTAGGTGTGAGAAACATGGGTTGACGTGACCTTGGCGATGGTCTTGGAGCGCACGATGTCGTCGCCCTGCGGTTTGGCCGTGCCGTCGCCTGCCGACATCAGGAGATCACCGCGCTGGACCGTGGTGCCACCTGCGATGCGGATCACCATGTCGCCCGTCATGCCGAGCAGGATGTCGTTGTAGTCATCCTCAGTGCTGTCCCAAGCCACGAACACGCCAGCCACGTTGGCATCGCCCTCGACCGCGCTGACCTGAACGCAGTTAAGCTGTTCGTTGTCCTCTTGGTCCCAGTTCGACATCTGGTCAAGGTTCGACATGACCGTGCCTTTGAGCAGTTCAGGACGCGAGTTGTCTGGGAATTGCGCCCAGCGCGACAAGTGACCACCGTTGTAGCTGACAGTCGTGCCAGAGACGGAGATGGAACCTTCGGTGGTGTTAGCTTGTTGAAAATTAACAAGACCGCCATCGTTGGTGAGACGGTTTACGTTAATGCAATTCTGACCATCTCGCGTGGCACTCATTTGTCCATCAGGACGGAATTCAACGCCAACAGTTGTAAAGTCGATGGCAGTCTTCCCCACCACCAAGTTCCCGCTGCTATCGATGCGCATACGCTCAGCAGCCGATCCACCAACCCCGGTGCCGAAAGTAAGTGCAGCCGCACCTGTGTTGGCCCCTAACGTGCCAATGTAGGCATGAACGCCGGGGCTGTCCGTGTCCGAAGTGTACCACTCAACCGAACCAGTTGTCTGGCCTGAAACTAGCGTAGGGTCGTTGTCAGTAAAACGCAGGCGATTAGTTGCGGCAAGAATACCAAGACCAGCGTTACCACCTGTAAGATCAAGCATGGCCCCCGGCGAACTCGTCCCAATCCCCACGTTGCCAGCCGTAAACGATGGCGAACCAGTGGCTTGGTCAATCACCATCAGAGCAAGCCAAGCACTGTTCGCTTCGTCTCGAATGTATAAGGTGTTGGTGTCGGTCTCATACCAAAGCTGGTTGGCATAAGTGGTGGTTGGCGCGGTGTCACCAGATGACAACGATGCCAAAGCCTGAAGCGCGCTGTTCAAATCAGAGCGGAAAGACGGGAAGCCCTGATTGGCGATGTTGAAGTCATTTTGGCTCATGTCAATTCCTTGCCGTAGCCTTTGGCGACATAGTCAAATGTCGCTGGGTTGCTGCTTACAGATGCACCTGTATAGGTCGTGATCGTAAAGCCCGATCTGCTCTTCCCAGAAATAACATAGCGATCACCGTTTGCCAACGATGCTGCGATGCCGATGGCGGGCGAGACCTTAAAAGCAGAGGGGAAGGTGACCGCGTATGTCCCTGTATAGGTGATGTCGCTGGCGCTCTCGACGCGATCCGGCATGTCAACGGTGGCCGTCAGGTCGCGGACCGCAGGCGCATTGTTGGCATCGCTCGTTTCAAGGATCGCACGGAACCTGATAGCCCGCGCCGAGATGTCGCCAACAATAAAGTCTCTCCAATCCGACCAGGTGGGCGAACCAGCCGGATCATCGTCGGTAAAGCTGACCTGCGTGCGGGCCGAGATCGTGTCGAACTGAGATGGATCGCCGTCGAAATCGCCTTCGCGGGCGTCGAAGTCTCCATCAGCCGAATCAAACGTGTCGGCATAATCCAGAAACTCGATGCCCAGAGCGGCGCTGACGCGGCTGACATACTTATCGCCCAGATCAACATAATTGTCGAACTGATAGGTTCCCGACGAGACGATCTGACCCGTTGAGCCGCCGCCGTCGAACAGGCCGACCTCATCATCGAAATCGCCAGAGAGGCTGTCGAAGAGCGTTGACGTATCGAGGGTCAAATAGGTTCCAGAGTCATCGCTAAGGACGACGACGTTGGATTTCGACCCAGCAAATGTCGGGTCTTGCTGGAGCGTCTCCACGACGTTCAGTGCGTCGATGTCTGCCACATTCGTATCGACAACAATGCTGGCGGGCAGGAGGCTGAGGTTGCCCAGCTTGTCCACCGCTTTGATAAAGTATGTCCCGGTCTGAGCGGGGATCACGACGCTGTTGGCCGGGCGCGAAACCTTCTTTACGATGTCGATGGCGTTTTGATAGCCAGCGCCACTGGTCAGCTTTGAATATCTGATCTTGTAGTGCGACAGATCAAGATCAGTTGAGGGCGTCCAAGTCAGGTGCAAGGTATTGCCGACGACGTTGGCGGAGAAGTTCGTCACGTCTTGCGGCGGTGCAGCGAAGATCGTGACATAGAAATTTGAAACTGTGGTCCAATCACCACGGATGCCAAGAGCGTTGATGCCTCTCGCTCTGACATCAAAGGCTCCATCAGAAACGCCGACCACCTCAAACTCATTCGAGGTGGATCGCCCAAGCGACTTCCATGCTGTTGCACCGTATTTGCGATACTGCACCTCGAACTGGTCAATGTTTTCGGAATTAGAGGTGACCGTGACGAGAAGCGCACCGACAACCTGCTGGTTGACCAAGCGAAGGTCGCCAACGATAGACACGCCAACACCGCCGACCTCATAATATGCTGGCAGGTTGGAGTTGTTTGCCGCGAGTTCTTCTTCTTCGGCATCCCATGCGAATGCCTCTTGGCTGGTCTCCCGCAGCACCAAGCCAACGCGGACGCCGCCAGCCTCAGAGATCAGCAGCTTCCAAGATTTGACCTCGAACTCTTTATTCGTGAAGCCATACTCCGCAACGGTCAGGTCGATGATGTCGCCGACCTCAAGCGAAAGCGCGGACAGCCCGAACTCTGCCGAGATGGTCATCTGCTCACGGGATCTGAAAAGAGCCTGCTTGGCGATCCGCTGCGCCCTTGCGCCATTCGTCACCATCGGCAGCGGCAGGTCCATGACGTTTTCGATGCCGTTGTCTTCGGTGTTCAGGAAGAAGCTGCTGCTGACGGTTGGGTAATCGGCTTCGATCCAATCTGCGCTGGCATTGACGAAGCTGCCGACGACCCGGTTAAAGTTATCTCGCCGGGACATCTTGGTCGGCAGCGTGATGCTGCTGCGGAGATCATCAAGCGTGAAGGATTTGACGGGCGCTTCATAGACGCCGACCCGCAGCTTCCATTCCCCGCCAGAATAGTAGAGCGCACCATTGCAAGACTGCATCATGTCGGACAGCGCAGAGCCAACTGTCGAGTCTGCCCTAATGACGCCGTTGATGGTGTAGCGGTCCTGAGTGCCGCTTTTTAGTGGGATGTTGTCGTCGCAGTCATTGGCAGCCGCAGAGAAGAACGTGTCGTTCACCGTGCTGTCGCTCAGGCCATATGCGGAGGTGATGTAGTCGCGAATACAGAGAGCAGCGTTGGCGCTGTAGGCCGTCGTGGCTGTCCTCGGGTCATAGACCTTCTTGCCCTTCACCACAGCCGTGAACGTCGGGATGCCACCGCCGAACACGTCGGCATCATATTCGAGACGGACGTAAAGATGCGCGATGCCACGACCGATGAATGTTGAAGGGACGCCAGCTTCTGAAACCATCGTTGCGTTGGCCGTCGTCTGAGAGCCATCGCGCTTGATGATCCTGATCTTGCTCTTCCAGCGCGTGCCAGTGACGAAGCCCGATCCGTCGATGGTGACGATCTCATCATTGATGTAGATGTCGCCGATTTCCTCGACCTCATGGCCCGCAAGGGTGATGACCATGTGCAGGAATTTGTTGTCGGTCCCGGTTTCGTCGATGTAGGTCAGGACGCCGCCCTTGCGCACTTCTCCATAGACATATTCCTGAGCGGCGGCTGGCTCTCTGATATTCAGGAGCGTGCCTTTGTTCTCAAGCCCGCTTGGGGCTGATAATTTGCGGAGCGCAGCCGTGGTCAGGGCCGTATATCCGACATAGCCGATGATGCTGGCAAAAGTGATAGATGTGCCGAAAACAGTAATTGCCGTCGCGGCGGTGGCCGGAATGGCTGCGGCAACGACGGCTGCGACTACCTGCGGCATTTGACCCACGCTCCATCAATCATCTCGATTGGGATGTATTCTACAGTGTCATCGCCGAGAAATACAGCGTTGATCCCCATCGCAATCCCCAAGGCATACCCCGTGAAGTATGGCCTAGCAGATTTCGTCACAACAAGCGATCCCCTCGGAGGAAATCCATCGACTCGGCTCATGCCGGCATCAAGCGCGTCAACCATGCTGCAATGGCCGAAACTGTCCTGCATCAGCTTGGCAAACTGCTTCGGCCCGAGATCGGCGTATTTGCCGATGAAGTGGTCAGCATAGCCAGCGCCGTGCATCACCCGCCAAGCCCCGTTTGTGAATGTGAAGCAGTCATGTTCGCCCAGGACAAACTTGCGCCCGCGCTGTGCCTTCACATAGCTGATTAGGCTTTCCGGCCCCATACGATCTCTTTGTCTTGCAGCTTGGTGACATGATCGAAGAAGGTGTCGCTGGGATACCTGATCTTGTGGTTCGCTGACGTGTATCGGCGCGTATTCGGCCTTTGCAGCGTGACCAGCTTGCTCTCAACGCTGAGCGTCACTCTCATGGTCTCGCCGCTGTGTTCGATGGTCATCACGTCCATGAAGCCGCTGAACACCTCCAGCGCACCAGAGACGCCTTCCACGCCGAAATAGACGCGAGCCACGCGGCCCTGATAGTTCTCCTGCAAGGCCAGCGAGATGATGCTGGAACTGATGCCAGAGAGCGTGATTGTGATGCCTGATGCCGTCAGATCGGCGACTTCAGCGATGCCGTCGATGTTCAGCAGATAGCCAGCGCCCGTGTAGGTTTCGCTGTTGATGGTCTTGTCGCCAAAGCCTGTCCAGATGCGGATGGCCCCGCTGTCGAACAGCATTTCAACCGCGTAGAAAAGCGTGACGCTTTCGCCAGCCAGCGCAGCCGCCATGCCTGCCGGAAGTGTGCGGCTCATCCGATGGCCTCCATCGCGCTGAAGCTGATCCCGTAGATCGACGCCTCGTTGATCGACCATGCCGTTTCGTTGGAGGCCAGCCTGAAGCGGCCAACGGCATTGGTGACGATGACGGTGGCATTGTCAGCCGGAGCCGTGCGGATGTGCGGCCAGAGCGAAAGCGTGGCCTCGCCGCTGCCGTTGGTGTTCACATCCTCCAACACCTTGTGCAGCGTTGCCGTCCCGGCTGCGCCAAGCTGGATGTAATCGCCAGCTTTCAGCCAATCGGTGACATCAGCGGTGCAGCCGTCGATGTTCAGTTCTTCGCCTGTCTGGCTGCCACCGTTCACTCTAGGCGTGCCACCGATGGCTCCTTGCGGCACGCAACTTCTGGAGTCGCCCATTGTGAAAGTGCCGTATCGTCCACGCAGGCTCACCAGCCACGCTACCCAGATCGCGGCATCTGCGCGTTTCATCGGCGGCAGGGTCACATCAGCCTGCCACATCTGACCCGCGCTGGCCTGCGCTTGGCCGGAGTATGTAAACGGTGACATCTCATAAACGACCGCATTGACGGCTCGCAGATCAATGTTCCTCACGCCAGTATGCGAAGGAAAGGTCAAAGGATAAGTGGTCATGCAAAGCCCATCCCGTTCACGCTGCGCCGCTGTGCATCAAACACGGCAGCTTTGGCGCTGTCCGCTATCTGCGGCATCAGCGATTTGATCTCGGCGCGGACGGTCTGCTGCACGCCCGTGGAGACGTTTATATTCTGTACGACAGTCACGCCACCGCCGCCGTTGACTGCCGCCTTTGCTTGCGGGACAGACAGCACGCGGCCTGCGCTAGAAGGCACAAACAACTCGCGGCCATGCTCACCGACAACAGAAGGCTGGCCAGCCATGAGCGCACCGCCAGATGCGCTGCCAGTTATCTTAAGTGCGTTTCCGATTGCGCCAAGCAAGCCAGAGCCACCTGTAGTCGCGGTTGCGAAAGAGCCGACAAGGCGCTGCACTACCAGAACCCGATACAGTTCCTTGATGATGTCTGCGGCCATAGACCTAAAGGCGTCCTTCGCACTCATAGTTCCATCGACAATGCCCATAAAGGCATCTTCCATAGACGACTGAATAGTCGATGAGATGCTCTCAAATTCTGTAAGCGTCAGGCCAAGGGCTTCAACCTGTGCCCTATAGGCATCCATTGCCGCCGTTGACTTTTGCCGAGCGGCGGTCGACCTGCCCTGAGCCTTTGTATTGTCCTCAATGACAATGGTTTCCAGTTCGATGACTTCGGTTTGATCTTTGTGGGCATTTGTCACGGCGACAAGGTTTGCCTTTGCCGCTTCCGCAGCCGCCTCGGCATTTGCAAGGATTGACGAGTCTGGAATGCTTGCAACATTCGCCTCATAATCTCGAACCCTAGCAAGAGCCGCCTGAGTTTTGCCGACCTCGGAATAAGCGTCTGCGACTTCTTGAACCTCGCCCTTCAAGCCTTTTGCATATTCAGTCGCAGAAACGAATGCCCGATCAGCGTTCATCTGTCCAAACAGGAAGTCATTTGCGGCAGCCGTAAGGCCAGCGATGGCTTGTGCGGTTTCAATCAGGATCGGCGCAAGATTGATCAGCGCAACGCTAAGGTTGGCAGAAATCACAGAAGACATCGCATCCAGCTTGTCGCCAGCCTCAGCAGCCTGCCGAATGATGTCTTCATCAATCACCACGCCCAAGGACTGCGCTTCTTCACGCATTTTTGCGAGTCCATCAGAACCCTCAGAAAGCATGTTGATCATTTTGACGCCGGATTTGCCAAACAGATCGGCGGCAAGTGTTGCGCGCTGCATTGGGTTTTCAACGGCAGCGATTTTGTTGGCGATCATATCCAAAGCATTAGGCAATGGAACAGATGCAAGATCAGTTGCGGACAGGCCAAGAGCCTGCAAAGAGTCCTTGGCCGCACTGCCGCCGCCTGCTGCATCGCCAAGGTTCTTTGAGAGAACGACAAGCGCCTGCTGCAAGGTATCTTGCTGAATGCCGCTCATTTGAGCCGCGTAGCGCAATTCCTGCAAAGCCGTCGTAGTGATGCCAATCGAGTCTGCGGCATCAGCAAGATCGCCCATGCGATCAGCGGCGGCTTTGACAGACGTGGCAAGCTGTTGAAAAACAGCCACGGCGGCTAAGCCTTGCGCTGCGACAGCCAGCTTGCCGAACATGTCGCCAGCGCCAGACAAATCCTTGTTTGCCTTTTGTGCGAACTTTTCAATTCGCCGCGAGTTTGCTGCCATAGCTTTGGCAAACTCTTTGTCCTTTGCGGCCAAGATGATGTTTAGCTGTTCAGCACTAATTGCCATCAACCTGCCTCACAAGTTCGCGGAACTGCTCCGCTGTCATCGCGTCATCACCGGGCTTCTTCGGCGCATGTGCATCATGCCAGCCTTGGAAAACAAGCCAAGCGTCTTTCGGGATCATATCACGGATTTCTTCAGGGCGTAAGCCGATGACGATTCCGTTCTTTATCATCCCTCTGACGTTTAATCTGTCAACTGCTGGCCCTCTGGCGGCTTTTTTTTTGAGGCTTTTTCGACCTCTTCAGCCGTGTCTGGCATAAAGGCAATGCCGAGGACAGCCTGCGCGATCTGATAAAGGCGCAAGAGATCGGCAGGCGTTGCCGACGACAACACCTTGTCGGCCTCTGCGTCTTTCATGCCTCCGCCGACAAGCCCCAATGCCAAGAGGTCTTTTACCTCAGTGCTGGTCGGCTTCTTTCCCCGGCCAAAGACGCCCTCCCAGAAATCAAAGATGCCTCGGTGCTTGTCCTCAAACCGCTCAATCTCACGATTGCGGAGCAGGAAAACGTAAGAGGTGTCGCCGATGTATTCGACGACACCTCCACGCGGCGCTTCTGCCGTGATGCTCATTAGACAGCCGTGAACGTGACTGCACCAGTGCTGGACAGCGTAACGGAGTAGGTTACACCGCCTTCAGTCTCGCCGCCAAATTCCAGCGACTCGATGTAGAAAGCGCCAGCATAGGTTCCGAAAGCCGGAACGGTGACGGTGAAGTTGGCTTTGGCGTCTGCCTGCATTGCGACTGTGTTCATCCGCAATTCGGTGGCGCTGTCTTCAAAGAAGCCGTCGCCAGAAATCGAAACACTTTTCAGGCCTCCGAGGTTTTCGGTCCACAGTGCGCCGCCGGGAGTGGTGCAATCCGGGGTGGTCACGTCGATCATGGAGTTGTTGATCGTCATGGTCTTGCTGTTCAGCCCGCAAAGGTTCGCAAAGACTTCCGGCGATGCGCCATCGCCAATCTTTACGAGCAGGGCGCGTCCAAGTTGTTTAGCCATGATGGCCTCCGTTTAAAGGGCTTGCCCAAGGCCCGTTGCTAGGCTCACTCGAGCAATGCCCGAAGCACGATCACAGCCGTATAGCCACGGCCATCAGGGTCTCTTGTAACACTGTGGGTCTGGAAAATCAATTCGACCAGCGTGAACCCGGTGACGGTCACGCTTGTCTCTTGGCGATGCAAAGCAGCCTGCACAGCCTCAACAATCCGCACAGCCTCAACCCGGCCAGACGCCGATCTGCTTTCGGCCTCAAGGCTGATATCAACCGAAACGCCGACAGTAGTGTCTGTGTCGGCAGCGGTGGGCGTTATGTCGCCAAAGCGCAGATATGGGAACGTGACGCCCTGCGGCGGCTCGTCATAAACCCGCGTTGACACAAGCGTAGTCACGCCAGCGTTAGCGACCAAAGCAGCCCGCAGGCCTTTTTGCAGCGCAAGTGCAAAGCCGTCAGCCATTGGTCGCCTCCTTCAAGCCGCGCCGAATAGCAGACTTGATGCTTCTGCTGAACTTCGGAGCCTGCAATTTCTGCGCTGTGCGGATGTAAGGCTGCGCCACTGTCGCGCCGCGATTGCCTTTTTTACGTCCAAATTCAACAGCCTTTGCTTTGATTTGCTCATCGCGTGCTGGCGGTGCGGCTTCGACCGAACCCATCATGCCTTCATCGTCGTATTGAGTAAATATCCAGCTTTTCAATTCACCAGATTTCACAGGCACAAGGCTGCGGGCCATTCTTGCCGCTTGTTCTGTGTTCAGCTTGATGGACTTCACAACATTGCGGTGGACGGCTTCAGGAGCGTCCCGCAATTGCTTGGCCAGTTTCGCCGAGCCAGCAACCTTCACGTCGCCACCCCGCGCTCAAGCAGGAACTCAATCACCGCGTTCTTGCTGTCGATGTGGGTCACGTTTTTAATGGCCCAAGTGTAGCCACGAATGACAACGCGATCAGCAGCCGTCACGGCAAGGGTCAGGGTGTCGCCACGGCAGCGCATGGTGGCCATTGCCACGTCATTCAGCGCACCGCCTTCAATCATCTCTTTGCCGATCCGCTCACGCATGTCGGCCCAGCGCACGCCGTATTCAGACCATCCGGTGTAGATGTTGCCATAAGCATCAACAGCGCCTGCATCGAGGCGCTGGAATGTAGCACGTTCACCGAATGCGCCAGCCTTAGCCATACCAAGAATTCCGTTCGATGTTCATCATTTCCATGAAGCCATAAGGCAGGTCTTGCATCTGCTTTTCCTGCGTGGTCTCGCGGTTTTCATACCAGTGCGCCACCAGCATCAGAAGCGCGTGGCGAACAGTCTGCGGCACGCTGGCAGATGTTGACCCATAGCCGACCACATATTCGATCTTGATGGCATCGTCGCGGGTCTGGGTGATCGGCCAAGCCTTGCTTGTCTTGGGCGTGATCGTGATGCGGTTTGGTGTGCCGAACACGTTGAAGTCGGCCAGCGTTGCGGTCTGCAAAACGCCGTCGATATCGTAATACTTAATGGACGACACAGATTGCACCGGGCCGATGGAAAGCAGCACGGTGCTAGGATTTGGCGCAATCCATTCTGCCCAAGTCTGCGTGATCATTGCGCGGCCAAGCACGCCCTGCACATCCACGAAGGCAACGGCAGCGTCGATAAGCCGTTGAATAATGGTGTCGTCGTCGTTTCCCTCCACGCGCATCTGCGCCTTGGCCTCGGCCAAAGAGATCGGCGAGACGGCAGGCGCGGTGACGCGGACGAGGGAGAACTGCGGAGACAGCATCTGTTATTCCTTCACGGCTTTCTCAACAGCGGTCTTTTTGACAGCGCGTTCAACCTTGGCTTCTGCATCAGCGAAACCCTCGGCAATGCCTGCCTCAATGTAGCGTGCGGCTGTCTCATCGGCGCAATCAATCACGTCGCCCTTGTTGTGCGAGAAATCAATGCCAGCCATCGATGTGAGCAAACGAACTTTAGCCATGTCGGCCTCCTTTTGTGGGACGGGCGGGACCGAAGCCCCGCCCAGTTTTCAGATCAGGCCTTAGGAAGCGGCAGTGATCAGGTGCTTGACGGCAGCGGTGTTGGCCAGCACGCCGTCGAAGCGGATGTAGCCGAGGATGCCGTAGTCGGGAGCGAAACGCTCACGGGCCACGAACAGCGACGGACCGCCGACCTTGCGGACGTAGAACTTCGACATGTCGCCGAACAGCATGACCTTCTTGGCGGCAGCCAGCGAGTCCATTGCTTGGTTCACGACCACGTTGTAGCCGAGAATGTTCTGCGGGACGCCAGCCTGATAGTTGCCCATCTGCCAGAGGTAGTTGCCCTGACCGTCCTTCAGCTTACGGACAGCGGCGAGGGTGCTGTCGTTCATCATGATGGCGGTGTTGGGTGCCGAGCGGTAAGCCGGGTTGACCGAGTGGATCAGGTCGATGATCTCGTCGGCGGTCACGGCTGCGGTCGCGGCTGCGGTCTTGCCGAGCGTGGAGGTCGTAACGATGCCCTCAACGTCCGACGAACCCGAACCAGTGGTCAGCTTCGAGTTGGCGATGCGGCCCATGCGCTCACCCAGCAGCTCACCCAGCAGCGATTCCATGTTCAGGATGGAGTCGTTTGCCAGTTCATACGACCAACGCACCCACTCGGTGTCGAAGGCATATGCGCCGAGGGTCTTCTGGCCGAAGGTCACGTCCTTGCCGCCATCGTCGGTCGGCTGGGTGCCTTCCGTGTGGGCTTCGGCAGCGACAGTGGTGTCGTCAACGGTCGGGATGTTGAACGTGTTGCCAGCCGTGGTGTTGATCACGGTGAACAGGTTCGAGTCGTACATCGGACCAGTGGCGATCATGGCCTTCTCAATGAAGGTCGCCAGTTCAGTCGGGACGGTGTAGCCGCCAGCCGAGTTGGTGCCTGCGGTCTGCGTGCGGAGTTCGTTGCTACGCAGAACCTGACGCACTTCGCCGTCCAGACCATCGACGCCGCCGTTGGCGATCATGGCATAGAAAGCTGAGCGGTAGTCAGTGGCAAAGCCAGCGTCCACGGCAGGAGCCGAGGTGCGCTCAGCGACAGGGCGCTTCGACAGGTCAACCGAGTGAGCAGCGCGGATAGCCGCGTCAGCTTTTTCCATGCGCTGTGCAACGCCCGACAGGCGGTCATGCTCAGCCATCATGGAGTCAAACTCGCGCTCGATTTCAGCGGCGCGGGCTTCTTCGGTCTTGTCCGTCACTTCTGCAAGTTTGGAACGGGCTTCCGTGGCGATACGCGCCATCTTCTCCCGCAGGTCTTTCACGTCAGCCATGATGGCCTCCTACATTGTGCCTTGCCCAAGGGCTGGGGGTTTGGGCCAACAGCGGGAGACCGCCGTTATTCTTCAGCCTCAAAATCCTTACGTTCCCATGCTTGGCAGGATCGCAGGTTGTGGCAGATAAATTCAAGCTTCTCACACCAACCGCGACCGCCAGCGTTGGTGTCGAAGTCATTGCGCGGGATATCTTCCATCGCCTTCAGCATTTCAGGCGTGTTGTTGAAGTATTCGCAATTCGCGCAAAGCTGGCGACGGGCTTCTGCCTCGTTGATGCTCCAGACATCAGCCATCTTTGCCCAGTATTCTTGATTCGCGCCGGGTTCATCAGACGCTGCTTCTGGGCCGAGGTTCCAATTGTCGATGGCGTTCTGCGTGTTGATCGCGTTGACGCTGCCAGAAACGATCTCAGGCTGCGGCTCAGGCGGCACAAGATATTCGTTGCGGGCCTCAATGCCAGACAGCGTTGCTTTCATCCGCATACGGCGTGCAGCCTGCGACTTGGCTTTGGCCTCGCGGTGTTCCTGCAAGGACCGCAGAGCGATCTCGGTGCCTTCGTAGGCTGGCGTCGTCACGATGGAAACGTCAAACAACTGCGCCTCTTGGATCGTGCGGCGCGGCGGGTTTGCTCTGTCGTCCCAATTTTGACGAACTGGGCGGAAGGCGAAAGACATCTTGTCCAAATCGCCGCGCTTCATCTTCGGCACGATGCTGCGAACATCCGGGTCGGATTGGTCAAGCATGGCTTCCATGTAAAGCCCGCGCTCGTCCTCGGCCAGCTTCAGCGTGCCGGATCTTGTGCGTGCCAGCGGAAGTCCTTCATGGTTGATCAGGAAAACCACATCGTCGCGCCCGATGGCCGCCTTGAAAGCCCCGCGTTCGATCATCTCGGTGAACATGCCACCGATGTTGGTTTCCTCGCCGAAGACGGCGGCATAACCAGAAACCTTGATTTCGCCCGTTTCATCTTCGCGGATTTCGACAGGAACCCCACGGCGGATTTCTTTTTCAGACATGTTAAGCCCCGTTTGTTCCGGCGATTGTAGCACAGCACGGCCTTCCTCGTCCACGGCCTCGTCTTCAAGGATTCTGTTGGCCCAAGACTGACCCGGATCACCGCCCCAGAGCGCCCACGCGATGCGGCCATTCGACGGGTAGCCATCTTCGCCGGGACGAAAACCCTCGGCTTCCTTGTCAACTTCATGCCGCGCAAAGTAGCTGACCATGCGCTGCACCGTGTCCATCGACAGGTCAACCTTGTTGGAGATATCCCGCGCACGGGCAATGCCAACCTCGGTGCCGCCGCGCCCAAACTCGCGCCGCCAATCTAGGCCACGCTGGGCCTCGTCAGCCATCGCATCGTTAGGCACTGGCATTAGGCGCTCCCGTGTTGGGCTGGCTGCCCAGCGGGACAGTTGCGCCTTGGATCAACAGATCGTCGCCATTCGGCATGGCTTCCATGTTCTCAATGGCGCGCACCTCGTTTGGCGTGCGGATGCCGTTTTGGATCGACGTGGCATAAGCCTCCATCCGCGACTTCAGATCGCCGCGCAGCAGGCCGTCCACGTTGAATTCCACATAGAAATCAGAGCCGCGCCCGAAGAACTTAAGGTTCATCTCCTGCTCGAACTGCTCAACCCACCGCTTCACGGTGTGCTTCACGAAGTGCAAATCCTGCTGTTCCGTGTTGCTGAATGTGCCGTGGGTCAAGTCTTGCAGGAACACAGGCGGCAGCGAGTAAATGCGGGCGATCTGTTCGATGCTGAACCGCTGCAACTCCAGAAGCTGCATGTTCTCAGGCGTGAAGCCGATGGTTTTCAACTCATGGCCGATAGGCAGCGCCATGATCGGGCGGCCTTCCTTGGCCAGCTTCAAGGTCGTGGCGGCCACGTCCTCAGATGCCCGGTTGGCAGCCGCGCCGGATTGGAACGGCCCTTGCAGCACGGCGGGCGGGATGCCACCGGATTGAAAAGCCTTGGAGCCGTAACGGCTGGCCGCAATGGCCATCCCGATGGCGTCTTTGTTCTGCGAGATCGGCCCGCGTGCGTCCGTCATGTTGGCCTTCAGCATGAACGGCAGATCAAGAACCTCGCTGGCCTCATAGACCTTTGCGTTGACCCGGTAAATCTTGCGGCCATCGATCAGGCGCTCAACACGAACCTTGGTCGGGTCCAGCGGATACAGGTTGACGATCTGTCCCAGCGCGTTGCGTTCGATGTAGGTAACGGCACGCCCGCCCGTTAGAACCTGCTCGAATGAGTATTTACGCCACTCGAAAGACGACATGTCCTCATTGATCACGTCGTGCAGGATCAGCGACAACTCGCTGTCAACCTTTGATCGCCCGCCGTCCTCATCCTTGCGGTAGACGTGCAGGGGCAGGCCCGCGATGGTGCCAGCGATGAAGTTGACCGCCGCCCAGACCGCAGGCACGCCCAGCGCCGTGTCCACGTTGACGGTGACGCCGGAGGATGCGTAAAGATCGCCCCAGCCCATGATCTGCAAGAAGTCATTCGCAGACACAGGCGCGGTCGGGTTCTCCAGATTGCGGTTTTCCGCTTTGCGGAAGCGATCAAAAAAAGCCATCAGACCCGATCCATAAACGCGGTTTCGCGGAAAGATAACACATCAAAGGCTAAGCGTAAAGGAAGGGTCATCCCACGGCGATGACTGAGGTATGCCAGCATCGTGCGACTCCACGCCAAGCGCCATTGCAAGGGCAACCACGCCGTCGATCCGTCCAGATGATTTCGCCTTGGTCAGCTTGCGGTCGCCCGCTGGGCTGCGCTCTGCCACCGCGTTTGCGGCGCACATGTTCATCACCGGGTTTGCGCCGTGCCTGATCTTGCGCTCGGCCACCAGCCGCTCCAGCTTGTCCACCGCCGGGGCCATGTCTTTAAAGCCCTGCCCAAACGGCTGCATCGGCAGGCTGACACCGATGGCGTCCAGTTCCCGCGTAAAGTCATTGATCCGCCAGCGGTCATAGGCCAACAGTTGCAGGTCGTATTGGTCAGCCGCGTCTGCCACCGCCTGCGCCACAATGGCCGGAATGATGACCGGGCCATCGATCAGCGTGATGAAACCTTGCTCAGCCCAGACATCGTAAGGCACCTTGTCCTCTTTGGCCCTCTCACGGATGCCCTGCGCTGGCATGAAGAACTGAGGCACAACGTGGTAGATGCCGTCCTGCGGGAACACCATTACGAAGGCCGTCAAGTCTCTGCTGGCCGACAGGTCAAGCCCAGCATAGCACAGCGCGCCCGTCTCGACCTCTGGCTCCTCGGCGTTTGCCTCCCATTCACTGCGGTTTAGGAACGGGCTGGTCGCCTCAATGCGCTGATTTAGGAACAGCCAGCGAAAGCTGTTCTCCTTGGCGGGCAGGCGGTCGGCCTGCTTGGCGAAATCCTCGATGTCGGTCAGGCTGCGAAACTCGCCCAAGGCTGGGTTTGCCGCCGCCCATGCGCTGCGATCCATCACCTCACAGTCTTCCGGCGCGGTGTAGACATGGCTTACGATCCGATTGTCCTTGGCGTTCTTGGCATCGTCCAGCCAGATGCTGAACAGGTCGCCGTCGGTCGCCGCTTGCGTGCTAATTGCGATCAGCAGTGGATCTTCATGCGCGCCCTGTGCGGTTTCGATGGCTTCGATAAAAGCATCGGTCGGCCCGCGCACCTGACCAACCTCGTCCAAGATCGCCAGCACAGGCGAAAGGCCGTGGGCCGTCCCAGCTTCCGCGCTGATGGCTTTGTATTCCACGTTCATCGGCAGGCCGATCAGCGATTTCTGCGACGGCACGATCCGCACGATCTTGGAAAGTTCCGGCGAGAGCCTGACCATCTTTTCGGCCAGCTTGAAAACAAGGCTGGCTTGGTCGCGTGATCTAGCGCCGCTGACAATTTGGCTGTTCTGCCGCGCCTCTGGGCCGACGATATGAGCAAGAAGGATCGCGGCGATCAAGGCCGACTTGCCGTTTTTGCGCGCCACTGAAAGGTAGGCGCGGCTGGTGCCTTTCGGGTTGTCGTAGATGTCCAAGATGAACTTGCGCTGAAAAGCCATCAGCTTAAACCGCTTGCTGACCAGCTTGCCCTCTGGGATCATGCAATACCGCTCAATAAAAGCGCAAACTTTTTCACCACGTGTCATTTTTTCTCCAAAAAGATATTTACACTTTTATCATACTTTTATATTGTGTTCCTGTCAACATGGGAGATCAACATGATACTTTGGGAACAGCACTGCCTAGAAAACGCAAAATACTTCACCGCAGTTCGCGGCAACAAGCCCTCGCTTCGCATCAAGAAAACATTCGACACCTTGGAGCAAGCCACGGAATACGCAAAAGCAAACTTTGGCGGTGACAAGCGGACCATGATTTACGCCGTCACCGACAATGGATCACACGCTCACATCTGCAACGCATAAGGGAAAATCAAATGTCCGTAACACTCAAGACGCTCCAGCACAAAGTAGACTGCATCAACGAGATGACAGGCAACCCAAGTGAGCCTTACACAAGGACCGAAAGCGGTTTCGTGGCAAATATCGGGTGCTACTACATCTCACAAGCCTACGGCGGCGTTGCGTTGGTCCGCATGGTAACAGAGGGCGGCGGGCAAACCATGCCAACGCAGTCTGGTCACATCACGAAGCGTCAGTTGAACCATGAACTTGAGGGTTTTCTTGCCGCACTTCGAGCAATGCGGGCGCAAGCCTAGACCTTAGCTCACTGGACGAAAATCTATGCAGACGCTTGTTAAAGTGCGTCTGCATTTTCAATTCATGCCCTGTGAACTGAGTCCCCCTGTATTCCTCGCCAATGATCCTAATGTTGACATGCCGCAGCAAGAGAATGTCCATCAGATCGCGCTCTGTCTCATACGGGATGATCTCGTTGACGTATGAAACAGCTTTTAGCTGCGTGTAACGCTCGACAACCGATTGAATTGGCTTGTTTTTGGTTGCTCTTTGCTGAGATGGATCGACGTGCAGACCGCAAATCAGATAGTCGCAAACGGATTTTGCTTCTTCAAGCATGGCTACATGACCCGCATGAAGCAAATCGAACGCAGAAGCAGTAAAGCCAACCTTCATTTCTTCTTTACATCCTCTGACATGATCATCGGAACAGCGTTTTTCCACCTTACCATGTGGTGCAATCTTCTGTTTTTGACCCCCATTTCCGTCACTTTTACGCAGGATGGGGCGTACATGACCGAATAAAAACTTTTGACGTATGTGCCAAGGTCCAAATAAATGTCGGTCAAGCCGCCACTGCTTGCTTGGGTCTGGGTTTGCTCAAGTCTGATGCGCGGGGCAGTTATGAAGACGCCGCCTCTGTGACCAATGGCAATGTATGCGTTTACGTCCTCATTGATGCGCCCCATGAACTTGAACGGCCGATCCGTTGACATGAAAAAAGCGTTCATGGCTTTTCGGCTGAACTTGCCTTGCCTGTGCAGCTTTGAGACGTTCGACCCGGGGCCGCCGATAAAATCACCACCTTGAGACATCGCCAAAGTCAGTGCGCCGCTGGCAATGTAGAACTCCAACATCGCATCGATGACTTCGCCAAGCTTTTTGATGTTGATCTGCTTGGTGATGTACTCACGATCATTGTCAAACGTGTATCTGAACTGCCTATAATCGTCGTCAAGCTGCAAGAAATACTTGATGCCAAGCTGCTTTGCGACCTCGAAATTGTAGTTTCGAGCATAGACTACAGAATTCCTCTTGCCAAAATTGTCGCCGCTGTCGGTCGCGTCGATGGCCGCCTGCTTGTTGAACACGACAACTTGATCGCCAAAGCGTTTTTTGTATTCGGCGATCTGGCTGTCCTCATTATCAACCATCAGATAGATTTTGCCCGCGTATCCTGCCTCCCTCAAGGTCGAGTATGTCAGGACATTGTCTGCCCTGCCGTGGGTCAGGATGAATACAGCAAAATCACTCCTCGTCATCTGCATACTCCGACAGATAAATCTCAGACAATTTGTCTGACATTTTGACGTAACCATTTTCGATTGCTTTTTCAAAGTCAATGATCACAAGTGCGCTATCTTCCATCAGGTCTTGGCATTCCTTTGAAGCGTGCGCGTAATAGTTCGCAATGACTTCAAAGTTGAAGACCGTGTGTCTGCCAGCAGCGAGGGTCAGGAACCTCTTTTCCTCATCAGACAAGCCGGACCCCTCAATCCCATACAGCAAGTCCCGCGTTTTCTCGTCGTTAAACATTTCTTCAAGTTGAGGCTTCGGGCCTGTTGGCTCATAAACGGGTGCTGAAACCTTCTTGGTGTATTCGTTGTCTTCGTCAGTGTCTGACTTTAGAAGGGCAACCAGTTCATCTTGGCTGAAACCCATCAGCGCACCGAAATCAGCGCCGAGGTCTTCCAATTCTATCCGCAGGGCATCTTCATCCCAGCCAGCGTTCAGAGCCAGCTTGTTGTCAGCGATGATCAACGCACGACGCTTGCGATCATCAAGACCAGTGACCACGACAGCAGGCACTTCGGTCATTTTTAACTTGCGTGCCGCCATGACACGGCCATGCCCAGCAATCAGGTTGTTCTGCTCGTCGATCAGAACAGGATTGGTAAAGCCAAAGGCTCTGATCGATGCGGCGATCTGCGCCACCTGATCATCGCTATGCGTTCTGGTGTTCAGAGCATATGGGATCAAATCTTCGACAGACATGATCTTGTTTTCATAGAAATCCATCAGTTTCTCCGATCTGGCATTGCAATGAGATCATCCCCCGCGAGGTAATCAACCACTGTTCTGATGCCGTTTACGTTTTGACCAGCCGCATTGAGCGTGCGCGGGTCACTGGCCTGCTGATTTAGCGACATTGAACGGATCACCGCAAGCTGCCTTCTTTCCAATGTGTCGATCACAGAGATCAACGGGTTTGGGATAAGCGTCTCCCGCTTGTTTTTGATCAGCACGCCAGAGCGATCCAGCGTCTCCTGATGCTTTCGGATATCGGCTTCCATACGGACCACCTTTGCCAAGAGCAAAAGATCCATATCCCGCCAGTCCTCGCGTGCGCGCGCGCGCGTGAACTGATCCCATATGATAACTTCATCGTCACTGCGAAGGTGGATGCCTTCTGGCAACGGCACGCTTTGAAGTGCGCCGCGAAAGCCATCAACCGCCGATGTCGTGCTATTGCTGTCTGGTCTGCTCTTCTGGCTCATGTATTTTCCCTGCGTTTTCCCGTAAACGCGATGAAAGGAAAGTGGACAACGGGTTTGGCTGTCTGGCCTCCTAGAGATGCGACCCACCCCCCCGTGCTGGTCACGTCTCGGCCTCCAGCATGAGGATTTCCATGTCAACGCTGATCGCGCCTGTTCCGTTGCTGACCTTTGCCAGCACGCCGATGTCGGTCAACTCTGGAAACTTGATCGGCATCTCAAAGTCCAAAGTGATGGTCTGAGTGACTTGAATGAACTCTTGCACCTTCATGACCGGCTTGTATGGCGCGGCTGCTTTCAAGATGCCTTCCCGCTTCAAGATCAGGATGTCAGATGTTGTGCTGCCAGATTGCTCTGGTGATATCCTGATGGACGCAAGCAAGCCAACGTGGTTGCGAGGCACGGTGATGCTTCCGATGCCTGTGGTGGATGAAGGGAAGCCATTGAGTTGTATCTGCGCCCAATCCTCGGTGCCTGCCGCATTCTCAATGGTGATGTTGCCAACGTGCGATCCTACCGACTGCGTGCCATAGGTTCCGCTTTCGTAGACCTCAGCGAGGTAAAGCCTGATGAAGCTATTGGTGGTTGCCGCTGACGCTGATGCGCCTGCTGTGGCGATGATCTCAGTGACTTCATCCCCGCTGGCGTTTAAGCCCCACAGCTTCACAGACCGCGCACCAGAGCCGTTGGCTGTGTCTGCCGCGTTGCCGCCCGCCTTGATGCGAAGCTGCACCGCGTTGGCTGGCTGTGGCGTCCTATAAAGCCCAAGGTCAGCAATCGGTACATATGTTGTTCCCACGGCCACGTTGCGCCCGAACTGATGATGCACATGGGCTTGGAACATATTTTCGCGTGAGACGTGATAGGACCACGGCACGCTATTCTTTTGTCTGACTTCCACGACGCTTCACTCCCGGATGGTTATCATCGATGGGCCACCCATCGTTGCCTATTGTAACATCAAAGCCCCGGTTCTCAATCGACTGAATGATGCCGCTGTGATGCGCCCAGCAGACGCTTTGCAGGTTATCCAGATTGAAGAACAGATCGAGGTCGCCTTTGTGCGGCTTGATGTGGTGAACGACTGCTGAGTTTGGATGTGATACGCCGCGCCGCAGAATAACACCGCAGCCCTTGTGCTGGCATCGGTAGGCATCGCGGAACAGGGCCTGCTCACGCAGGATGCGCCATTGCTTCGTGGCATATAGCTTTCGATATTGGTTGGCTTCCTCAGATCGCCAGCGTTCTATCATCCTTGCCATGATGTCACCGCTTGACCGCAAGGTAGGCGAATGTGCTGCCATATGCCCGCTTGCAGAACAGGAAGGCCAGCTTGTCCGTCTCGGCTCTGGCAGCCGCGTGGCGATGGATGCCGCCGCAGTGCTGGCCGATATGGTAAACGATGCGGTCACCCTTCTGTGCCTCGGCCAGCGCGGCGTACATGGCATCCGGCTTGGTGTCGCCCGTGATGTAGATGGTCTGGCTCATTCATGCGCCCCATATGATGTTTGCACATTACGCTGGAAGATACACATGCGTGATAACTTCCAAGCCATTGTCCTATAAGTCTTTTCTTTATATATTATATGTTTACACATATATATATACTTACTTATTTCAAGGAAATGACCCCTATAGGGATACATGATGGCCGTGATATTATGACTTATGCAGGTGTAAACATTGCAATGTTTAAACTTGCCTTTTTCTCTAGCATTATCAATACCTTGCATGGTATCGGGCGTGCTTAACTTCATGTGTAACATCACGCCACCACCCAGACATCTGGTATCTTGCCCTTCCAAGCCTTCTTTCCAGCCTCGCGGCGGATCATGCCTGCGCTCACCATCTTGTTCAGGATCGGCTCAAGCGCCTCGGGCTTCATTCTCATGCGGTTTGCCAGCACTTTGGTTGATGCGCCCTTGTCTGGGTCGATGTAGTTGATGACCCGCGCTGCAATGGCTTCTTCTGGTCTGTCCTTAGAGTTGTCATTGGCGAACACCAATTTGATCTTTGCATCAAGTTCTGCCCTGACGTAAGCGAAGGCCCAGCGCACATGGTCTGCCGTTCTCTGAGCGGTTGGGATAGCCAATATAAAGCTGATCTTGGCGACCAATTCATAAGCGCGACGGATCATCGCAACAGATGCTTCGCCTGTGTTCTCGCCCATCTCCTCTGCATAAGCGTGAAGCCACTTGGACACCTTGCGAAGCATCTCGCTTGCGTCTTCGTCTGTCTTGACGGGCTCACGATCACCAGAATATTCCACACGACCGCCACTGGCCATCAAGTCACAGTTGCCGCCGTTAAAAATCTGAGACAGCCGCATGGCTAGATTTTCAGGCATCGGGCGCTTGCGAAAGTTCTCTCGTTCTTCTGGGTTATTGTCCGTTTCGGTTACGATGATAGCACGGCCCACAAAGCCCTGCGTTGCCGTCTCACCATCCATGATCTGATCAAATGTGCCGGGGGTTGTGAAGCCAACCACTGAAAGAAACGGCCTTTCAAGACCCTGATCCACCATGTTCAGCATACGCTGTGCGCGGGCTATCAGATCGGCACGGCCATCATCTTCTGCTTTGGCCAGCATCCCGCCGAACATCTTGCGAAGTTCTCGCTTGATGTCGCCCTGCAAAAGCATTCGGCTATTGGCCTTTGAATAGCCCGACATGATCGCGCCGAACACGCTTTCAAGATATGCCGCACCGCCGCGCTTCTGAGCATTACGGACCTTGATCAAAAAGATGCCGATCTCGTCTATGATGTAATAGGCCGACTGATGTTCGATCAGGTTCCGCATGATCTCTTGCTCTGACTTAATGCCGCCTTGCAGCGCGTAATGCACGCCCGCCGCAATGTGCAGATCGGTCAGAGCCTGCATAACCGCCTCTTTGCCTGTGGCTGATGCCGCAACGCAGAAAGCCAGCATATTGGCTGTGACGCCATCCCGCAGGTCTTCGTGGCGAAGGCCGCCAATGTTGCCGATGGCAGAAATGGCAGATGCCACGGCCAAGCGGCGGCGGGGATAACGGCACTGGCTGTCGATCCAAGCGGCCACGTCACCCACAAAGCCGGGCGGGGTAAGCAGATCCAGCCCGTCAAGTGGAAATGGCGGGGGAAAGCGGTCGTTGCTTTCTGGTGCTTCTGGGACGGGCGGTGCAAAATCTTCCGCGCTGAACTCATCTTGAGAATAGGTCTGCGCTATCTGCGATGATTGCCCGAACTTGGCCCCGTTATAGCCAGATTCAAAGTCTGCAAAATCGTCGGCACTCATTTCTTACCTTCCATTTGATCTATAGCCCACTTTGCAAAGGCCGATTGTTCGCTGGGCGACATGCGCCGCCAAAGCGCACCAACAAGACGCTTGATCTGCCGCGAAGCGAATAAAGCATGACCACCGCTCATACCGCCAAGCCGATCGACAGCGGCAAGAGCATAGCACTCAAGTTCTGACGGGTTGGCAGTCTCGGCCCAGAACCTTGCATCTTCACGGGCTGTGCCGTCGATCAGTGGCAAGAGCGGCAAGCCGGCCGACCGAATGTTAAGCCAATCATAAGCTGCCCATGCAACAGCCTCGGGGTCATGCTCGGCCAGCGTGTCAAGATAGACGACCGCCTGAGAGACAATATGCGCTGGGCGCACAGGTCTAACTGGTGCCGGAAAATCAGGATCGTGGGTCATTCTTCACGCGGCGAAAGATAAATGGACAGAGCCTCTATCGTCCTCAGTGTCGGGTTGGTGTTCTTGCCATCGCGGATCGCAGAAAGAGTGTTGCGACTGATCAAGGTCGAACTTGACACAATATCTAGTCTGCGGTCGGCCAGAAGGCGCTTTATCTCGTCTAGTGTAAGCATTTCAAACTCCCATGCGCTAAACACAAAAGCCACTTTACTTCCCATTTTGCACATTGTAAAGTTGCGATGTCGGGTTGAGGCCTATACCGACTAGGCGCGGGGGAAGCCCCCAAACATGAAAGGGACGATCCATGTCAATCATGGACTTAGCACGCAAGCCGATTGATCGGCCTGTCATTGTGACAGTTTGCGGCGATGCTGGGCGAGGCAAGACAAGCCTTGCAGCGGCATTTCCGAAGCCGATCTTCATTCGTGCAGAAGATGGGATGCAAGCCATCCCGGCAGACAAACGCCCAGATGCGTTTCCACTTTTGCAAAGTGCATCGCAGCTTTGGGAGCAAATCACGGCTGTGATCCACGAGCCGCACGACTACCAAACGCTGGTGATCGACAGCGTGACCGCTTTGGAGCGGCTTTTTGTGGCAGATGTTCTGGCACAAGATCCAAAGGCCAAGAGCATTAACCAAGCCCTTGGCGGATACGGCGCTGGAACCGCTGCGGTGTCGGCTATGCACCAGCGAGTTCGCAAAGGTGCTGGGCTGGCAAATGAAAAACGCGGGATGCACGTTGTCTTTGTAGCACACGCCGATGTCGAAACGCTAAAGCTGCCAGACGTTGACGACTACATGCGCTGGACCCTGCGCCTGCCGCCGAAATCACAGCCGCCTTACACAGACGACGTTGATGTTGTCGGCTTCTTGCGGCTTGTGACCTACACCAAGGGCGAAGATGGCGACCGCAAGAAGGCCATCAGCACGGGCGATCTGGAAATGGTTTGCCATGCCACGGCGGCCAACGTGTCGAAGAACCGCTACGGCATCACAGAGCCTCTGGATTACCACCTTGGGGAAAACCCGCTGGCAAAAGTCATCCCGTCGCTTGGCGGGGCAAAATCTAACACCAACGAAGAAGGAGCCGAATGATGGGCTTTTGGGATCTGAGCGACGGCGAGACAGCCGCAAATACTGGCACCGAATATGAGGTGCCTTCTGGCAATATTGAACCGATACCGGCAGGATCGTCAGTGCTGGCTATGATTGACGAATGCAAGTGGGAGATGAAGCCCACTGGCGAGGAGTTTATCTCGGCACGCTGGACAGTTCTTGCGCCGGAGGAATACAAAAACCGCAAGGTGTTTCACAAGCTGTGGGTCTTGGATATGGACCCCAGCGCCAAGGACGAAGCGTCTGGCATCAAGAAGCGCGACAAAGCCCGCAAGATGCTGGCAGCCATCGACGCCAACGCAGGAGGCAAGCTGACCGCAAAGCCGGGACGCCCGACCAACGACGATCTTTTGAGCCTGACCAACAAGCCGATGGTCGCAAGCATGATGATTTGGTCAATGCCAGACACGCGTAACGGCGGCATGATGCACGGCAACTGGGTATCTGCGGTGGCTTCCAAAGGCTCCAAAGATATCCACGTTGCAGAAGCAAAGCCGCTGCCATCTGGTGGCCCGGCAGCTTCTGGTTCGCGTGATGACTTTGGTTCCAAGCCGGGTGCCGGCTATCGCGCCTCGGCGACGGACGACGAAATCCCGTTCTAAGAAATGGGACGCCCAGCCCGTCAAGGTTGGAGCCGAATAGACCTGAGCAGTCAGGCGGCGGGCTGGGCAAACAAACATTAACCGATTGGAGCCGGGAATGGAACAACGCACGAAAGAATGGTTTGAGGCACGCGCAGGCCGCATCACAGCATCAAGCGTGGGCGCGATCTTGGGTCATGCGCCCTACGCCACACGCGACGATGTAATGCGCCGAATGGTGCGTGAGTATCATGGTGCGCCCACTGAGTTCGAAGGCAATATTGCCACCGAATATGGCACGCGCAACGAGGCTGGGGCGCTGACAGAATACATTATGGAGACAGGAAACGCTGTAGAGCAGGTCGGCTTTATCAATCTTGAGCATTGGGCTGGGTGCAGCCCAGATGGCCTAATTGGCGAAGATGGCGGGCTTGAGATCAAATGCCCGTTTGGCTTGCGAAAAGATGTTGCGCCATCATTCAAGCCGCTAAAGGAACAGCCGCATTACTACGATCAGGTGCAGTTCTCGCTTTGGGTAACTGGTCGGCAGTGGTGGCATTTCTACCAATGGTCGCCAAACGGCACGATGCTGGAAGTGGTTAGGGTTAACGAATTGTGGCAGGCTTTCTCTTTGCCAACATTGCGTCAGTTTCACGCAGAATACGTTGACGAGCGCAAGATGCCTGATATCCATCTTGAGCCAAAGCGCCCGATCATCGACACGCCAGAAGCACATCGCATTATGGCCGAATATGACCAGATTTGCGATGCACTGGATCGGGCCGAAGAACGCAAGAAAGAACTGCTGGCCGACATGGTGAAAATCGCTGGCGAGAAAAACGTAGTTTTCGCTGGGCGCAAGCTGACCAAGACAGAAAAGGCTGGCGCTATAGCTTATGGCAAGGCTGTAAAGGCTCTAATGCCAGATGCCGATCTTGAGCCTTATCGCGGCAAACCTTCAAGCTATTGGGGGGTCAAATGACCCTCCGCCCCTATCAGGCTGACGCAGCACAGGCCGCACTGGATTGGATGAAGCGCAGCACCGCGCCATTCATTATCGACGCGGCCACTGGCGCAGGCAAGTCTCACATCATTGCCGAGATCGCCCGGGTGATCCATGACATGACGGGCAAGCGGGTGCTGTGCCTTGCGCCTAGCGCCGAATTGGTCACTCAGAATCGCGAGAAATATCTGGCAACGGGAAACCGAGCCAGCATGTTCTCAGCATCAGCGGGGGCAAAAGAATTGCGGCATCCTGTGGTTTTTGGCTCTCCGCTGACCGTCAAGAACCGCGTAAGCCGTTTCAAGGAACATTACGCACTGGTGATCTTAGATGAAGCGCATGGGATCACGCCGACTGTGCGCGAGATCATTGATGCCATGCGAGACGGCAATCCAAACTTGCGGGTTTGCGGGCTAACAGCCACGCCCTATCGCTTGGGGTCTGGGTGGATCTTCAGAGAACATGACAGCGGCAAGATTAACGGCGAGGATACCGCCCGCGATCCATACTTTGCAAAGTGCGTTTACAAGATAGACGCAAGGTCGCTGATCGGCATGGGATACCTGACGCCGCCAGTGATCGGGAAGATTAACGCCAAGGGATATGACACTGGCGGTCTTGCCCTAAACAGCAGAGGCCAGTTTGACGCCGATGCAGTTGATCGTGCTTACCATGGCCACGGGCGCAAAACGTCGGCCATCGTCGGCGATGTCGTGGCTCAGGCACATGATCGCCGTGGCATTATGTTCTTTGCCGCCACTGTAAAGCACGCTCAAGAGATCATGGCCAGCTTGCCACAGGGGCTTTCCGAGATTGTCACGGGTGAAACGCCGAAGAGCCAAAGAGACGACATTCTGCGGCGGTTTAAAGCGCAGCAGATCAAGTATCTGGTCAACGTATCTGTACTAACCACTGGATTTGATGCCAGCCATGTTGATCTGATTGCCATTCTTCGCAAGACAGAAAGCGTTGGGCTGCTACAGCAGATCATTGGACGCGGCCTTAGACTGCATCCCGGCAAGACAGATTGCTTGGTTCTGGACTACACCACGAACCTTGAAGATCACTGTCCAGACGGCGATCTGTTCGCGCCAGTGGTAAAGGCTGGCAAGGCTTCTGGTGGCGGTGACGGGCTGACTTGCATCTGCCCATCGTGCCAATACGAAAATAGCTTTACGGCCAGCCCGTTGTATCTCGATTACCAAAAGGACGAAGCTGGCTATGTGCTGGATTTGGATGGGCGGCAGATCATGTCCGACTTCGGCCCCATCCCCGGTCACTTTGGTCGTCGCTGCATGGGGCTGGTGCAAGCTGGCAAGCGCGGTGAATACGAGCGGTGCGGGTATCGCTGGACATTTAAAGAATGCCCGCATTGCGCCGCAGAGAACGACATCGCGGCTCGGTATTGTATGGCCTGCAAAGGCGAGATCGTTGACCCCAACGAAAAGCTGGTTGCAGATTTCAAAGCGCTAAAACGCGACCCAACGCGCACGCAAACAGACAAGGTGCTAAGTATGTCATGTGCGCCCGGGATCAGCAGATCTGGCAATCGCACAATGCGGGTGGAATGGGTTACGCCATACCGGCAATTTGCCACTTGGTTTATGCCGGATGCGCCGCATGTACGCGGCCAGGTGGCGTGGCAGGCTTTCGAGGCTGTGACTATGGGCGGGACAGTCTCGCCTAAAACTGTGACCTATGCGAAAAATGCAGAAACAGGCTTCTTTGACATCAAGTCTTACAATCGCCCAGCCGATGAAGCGCCAGATGCAAAGCCAGAACCTGAATGGAACCCGTTTGACGAGGTGAATCAACATGCGGCTCAGTGACTTTCAAGACATCGCCAAGAACGGCGTCGTGACGTTTGGGGATCTGGACTATCGCGGTAAATGCCCAACAGAAGATCAGGAGCAGATCACCTTTTTCAATCGTTTGCGGCGCGAATATGCAGCAACTTGGGGCAAGCTGGCTGTTCACCCACGAAACGAAGGGCTGCGATTTGGCGGGCAATTTAGCGCCGTTGCAAAGCACAAAGCAGAAGGCATGACGCCCGGTGCATCTGACATCATAATCCCAAGCCGGGTAACGTTTGTTTGCGAATTGAAGCGCCGAGATCCAACGCAAGGGCGCTGGCAAGATGGGCAGCGTGAATATTTGGAAGCAGCGGCTAAGGCTGGGGCTTTTGCCTGTGTTGCTCTTGGCTGTGAGGCGGCATGGCAGGCATTGCAAGCTTGGCTGGCGGCCAGCGATTTAGCCTAGCTTGCGCCCATAAAAGGCTTCCAGTTCGGAAAGCCGGTTTTGAATTGCCGTCTTGGCGCTTTCGTCAAGGCGGTTTTCTTTGTGCAGTTGCAGCATGTAGCCTTTAAGTTCCTGCACGCCGATGATTGTGGCTACTTTCTGGGCGTGCGATGGGTCTTGCCCGCCCGCCGAGGCGAGTAGGCAAGACCATTCTGCTTTGCTTCTTTCGAGCCTCAAAGGGCCTCGCCCCTCAAGCCGACCAGCATCTTGGCCTGCATGTCTTTCTCCTTATCGGCCACCTCGCCGCCGCAGGCCAGATATCCACAGCCGTCGATCCAGTTGTCCGCGTGGGCAGGATTGGCCTTGGCGCGGGCCAGCTTCAGTAGGGTCATCATCACGGCCACGTCGTGAGCCTTGATGTTGCGCCCGAGGTGCGCCGACCAGTAAGCCGCGATCAGACCGAAGTTGGCCTCGGCGTCACCATGTGTTCCCTGCCGATCCTTGGTGACGTATTCTTTGGCGGTATCGAGTATTTCGGTGCGGTTCACTTGGACACCCATTCCTGTTCAAAGCGCAAATCTTCGATCCCGGTAATATCTGCCAAGCGGTGGCGGTAGACAGCGGACGGCACCACGCGGCCTGTCATCCAGCGGGAAAGGCTGGACGATGCCACTGGAACTTTTCTTGCGAGCCAGCCCAGCTTGCGCCCGTCTTGCGCGCACCATAGCCTGATTTTAGTTTGAGCCATCATTAAGAATCCTCCTGTGTTCTGGCAGCACTAGACCTAAAGACAAAAATAATTGATGTAAAGTTCGTTTTTTCTGTTTACACGCTCGAATCAAAGTTTATGGTGCCATTGCCAACTAGAAAACAAGGATGACCCAGATGTCCCGTGGAACCTTTATCGAAAACGAAGCCCGCTATGAAGCCGCCAAGGAGCGGAACATCCGCAACAACGCCCGCAAGACCCGCCGCGTTAAGTGGCTGGCCACCGCCGAGGGCGCTCGCGCCAACGCGTTTCTGTTCGAATTGGACGAGTTCGAGCCGACGTATCGTGAGGATGGCCGTTTCGACGCCATCCACCCGACCGTGAAGGCCTGCCTCGGGGACTTCTTCACCAAGATGCACGACAGCGTGATCGAGTGGGGCGGGCTGACCGAGGGCCAGACCAAGGCCGTGTTGGCCATGATCGAACGTGGCGAGGCCCGCGTAGCAGAGCGCGCCAAGGCCCGCGAAGAGGCGCGTCAGGCCGACGCCGACAAGTCCGGCTGGCTCGGCACCGTGGGTGAGCGCCGCGTGTTCGATCTGACCATCCGCTTGGTGGTCGAGATGGAGGGCATGTACGGCTTCAGCTACCTGCACGTCATGCACGACGCCGACGGCAACGTGGTCGTCTACAAGGGCACCAACCTGCTCGGCGAGAAAGGCAACGCGATCTCGGTCAAGGCTACCGTCAAAGACCACGACACCCGCGATGGCGTAAAGCAAACCAAGATTAGCAGGCCGAAGGGAGCGTGAGGCAAAAATAAATGACAAATTATGTCAATTTCTGTTTACACGCTCTGAGCAACCCTTATGATGCCCTTATCAACTAGCAAACAAGGAGACTACCAGATGACCCTTCGCCAGATCAGCATGGACCTAGACAGCCCATACATCAAAACCTACAAAAACGAGCAGAACTTGATAAAGCGCATCGAAGAAATCCGCGACATGTATCCCGACCATAACGACCGCTTCATGGTGGTCTGCACCCCGAAAGGCCGCTGGACCGCCATCGTCCAGTTGGACAAGAACACTGGCGGGTACGTATTCCGCTACGATGGGTTTATTACGATTTGACCTTCCGGTGACCAGCCCTGCGGGGCTGGCGTCCTGAAGGCCAACAAACAAGGAGACTATCAATGGCATACGATACAGAAATATATCACGACAACGGTGCTGCTTTCGGACGCCGCACACGCTTCTTCCGCAATGCTGACATTGGCGGTGTGGAATGGATGTATGGCGTTGATTACGCAAACGGTGATCGTGGGTGGATGCTGTATATGGCAACAGGATTTCACGAAACCATCGCATCACTAAAAGCCAGCGGTATGTTTTTGAGCAGACTTGACGCATGACTGACCTCGAACTCGAACTCAACAGGCTGGGCGTCATCGCCCAGCCAGCACCCCGCCCCCAGCCAGCGGCCTACGCGCCGCCACAGTGGAAACCAACTTACCCCGGCGAAGAGCCGCCGTTTTGATAGGAGACTAGCAACATGTCACAACCAACC